GAGAACGGGCGCCGGTTTCATCGTCGCACCTCGATCAGGGGAATGGAGGTGATCGAGCCGAGCCGCTCGATATCCAGCGTCACGTCCAGCGTGTCGGTGTCAAACCGCACCGGCACGTCGAACTCAAAGCCGGCAGTGATGACGGCGCCCACGGTCGGGGCGGTGGTGAAACTGACGATGCCGGTGGTGGTATCCACCGACCAACCGGTGGTCTGCTCCACGCCGTCGATTGCCACCAGCACGGTGCCCGACACGGGCTTCGTGATCGTCCGGGTCCAGCTTTGCGAGCCGGACGCATAGACCTTCACCAGCTGGAAGTCGGTCGTGGCGCCATCCCCGGTGCCGATGGTCTGGTCGGTGGCTGCGGGCGTCCCGGACGGCAGGCAGGATTTGTAATCCGCCCAGTCCTTCCAGCGGAAACCGTGCAGGCGGCCATTCCGTGCTTCGAAGAAGGCCACCACGACCGTCAGATCGTCAGCCCGTCGGATCCCGTAGGCCGCGTCATAACGTCGGCGCGAATTGGCCCTGCTGGCGTTGCGCTCCTCGTCGCCAGAGGCGAGCTCGACGATCTGCGTGCGCCGCTCGGGGCCGCCGCGGGCACCACGGCTGATGTCGTCGGGGAAGCGGACTTCGAGGAAGGCCATTACATGCCCCTCCGGCCCAGCGCCACGGCGCGCGCAATGTCGGCCGCCACCTGGGCGCGCGACTGGCGGAAGCTCTCGGCGTCGCGGGTCTGGATGTTGATGGTGATGTTTTGTGCGCCGCCCGCATCTGCTGCCACCTCGCGCCGGGACAGGACACGCTCGCCCCTTTGCAGGATGGCCGGCACCTCGTCCGGGCGTAGGCCAACCCAACCACCGGCATGCATCCGAGGAGCGCCGGCAAAGGCCAGGGCAGGAACCGCCCGTGTGGGCCCGCCAGCGCCGACGAGGCCGCCCTCGTGCATCACCGGCGCAAACATGCCGCCGAGATTGCCCAGCGCACCAGATAGCGCATTCGCCATCGGGCCGAGGATGAAGCGCCGGGCCGACAGCTTCGCCATATCGGCCAGCATCGAGGTAACCATAGAGCGGAAATCCAGCTTGCCCGTGCGCACGAACTCGCCGATGGCCTGCTCTGCGCTGGAAAATGCCCCTGCAAGACTGTCGCCCAGCCCCTTGCCGAGATCCATGGCCCTGGTGGCGTAATCCTTGAGCGCGTTTGTGGCTGTCTCCCAGGCGGACTTCGCCACCTCGGCCGCTTTCCTTGCCGCGCCACCGGCCCTGGCGACGGATGTTGTCACCTCGCCAACGGCGGAATTCGTGCGTGCCAGCGCTTCAGCCCCGTCATTACCGGCTGTTTTCAGGGCATTTCGCAATGCTTCCACAGATTTCAGGGGCGCGATTGCCGCATTCGCAGCCTCCCTGCTTGAGGCCGCCAGCCTGTCTACCTTGCCCCGCGCGGCCTCGGCGGCCGCTGCCATCTCATAGTATGCAGATCCGGCATCAATGGCCGCGCCACCCAGCTTGAGCGCAACCTTGTCCATCCCGGGCACATCGCGCAAACCACCCGCCACCTTGTGCAGGAAATCCGCCCAGCCTTTCTGGATGCGGGCCAGCATGCGCAGCCAGCCGGTCTGGATCGTGGTCCACACAGAAGCCAGCGACAGGCCAAGGGATTTGGCACCGGTCTTCACCCGCTCCCACACCTCGACGGCCACGTTCTTCATCAGGCGCAGGGCCTCACCGAATCCACCCACGCCATTCACGAGGCGCCCGAACCAGTAGATCAGCTCGCCCGCCCCCACGATCAGGGCGCCGATGCCGGTACGGATGATGGCGGCGCGGAGCACCTTCATCGAAAGCGCCAGCTTGCCCACCCCCAGCGCGGCCGCGGTCAGGGACGCAACAAGACGCACACCGAAAATGCCTGCAAAGGTCGCGGCAATGGTGGCCAACTCGCCAATATGGTTGAACAGACCCTTGATCGCACGCCCGAGCGGGCCGGTGGTCTTGGCCACCGTGGCAAAGGCATCGGCCACGGCTTCCAGCGCTGGGGCGGCCGCCACTGCCAGCTGGTTGGCAATGCCGCGCCACAGCAGCCCCATCCGCGAAAGGGCATCGTTGGTGCGCTGAATCTGGGCGGCATCCTGTTCGGACACCGCCACCCCGAAATCCTGCACGTCCTTCGTGGCCTGTCTGAGCGTCGCGCTGTCGATGCGCGAGAAAATCAGCCCCGCACGCGCCCCGAAGATCTGCGAGGCCACGGCGGCGCGCTGTGCGGCGGGGATGTATTGCTGGATCGCATCCTGAATCTTTGTCAGCTTCTCGTCGATCGGCAGCTTGGCAAGGTCTGTGGCCGAAAGGTGCAGTTGCTCGAGCGCCTTCACCGCCGGCCCGGTGCCCTGGGCGGCCTGGGACAGGCTTTTCGTCATCATGATTGTCGCCTGCTCGACCTCGCCCTGAGAGACCCCGGCCAGATCGGCCGCGCGCGCCAGCACCTGCAGGCTTTCGGTGGTGGTGCCGAGGCTGGCGGCCAGTTTGGCTTGCTCATCGATCACCTGCAGACCGGAGCGGACCATGGCCACGCTAGCGCTGACGGCAGCCGCTGCCATGATGCCGGCCGCGATCTTCGCGCGCCGCGCAAACTTCGCCAGCCGCGCATTGGCGATCTCCATCTCGCGCGAGGCCTTGCCAAAGCCGCGCTTGCCAGCGTCACCAATGCCCTCGAGCTCCGCCCGCACCTGCCTGCCGCCCACCGCCGCAAGGCGGACGGAGACCTTCTTCTCAGCCATGTTCCTGTTCCAATCGTTCGTTGAGCTTTGCGACCATCATGGCCTCTATGGCCGGGAGCCACTCCGCCACCACGACGCCCGGCACGCCCAGCGCGGCGGCTAATGCCAGCGCTGCCGACATATCCCAGCCGATGATCCCGCCAGAGGGGGCAACGCGCAGCTGCCCGCTGAGACGACCAACCAGGTCCCAGACCTGCACGCCCTCGAAGGTCTTCGGCGCGTTCAGCCTTTGCGGGCAGTCCGAGCAAGGCGCTTGGCAGGCGTCGCAGTATCCCTCGCCCCCGCCGAAGACCCAGTCGGCAAGGGCGATGAGGCGTTTTTTTCCTGTTCCAGCAGCAGGCCCTTGGCGACATAGCCGGTCTGGAAGGCCTCGAAGAGCGGCCAGAGGTCGAGCAGGGCGTCGATGGCCTCGGGGCTGACGGGGATGGGATTGCTGTCCGCATCGCCAACACCCTCCCAGTCGAGGATTGCCACCTTGGCCAGCGCCTTGGCAAAGGTCAGCGCGCTTTCCTCGTCACTGGCATCCTCGCCCAACGCCTGCACAGCCGGGTCACCCCGCGCCGCCACCATCAGCGCGGTGGTCAGAGGGCGCAGACGCACCCGCACGCCATGGCCGAGATCGAGCCATGCGGGTTCATTGGAAAGATCGAGTTTCAACATGGTCAATAACTGCTCACCTGGTTCTTGAGAACGACCGTGCACATCTGCCCGGCCACGGAGTCGTAAGCCGCCTGCCAGTCGAAACTGGCCTGGATGCCTTGCGGGCCCTGGATTTCCACCCGGGGGCGCGGCAGGTAGACCGCATGCGCCGTAATCGTCAGGCTGACATTTGCGGAAATTGTCCACGAGAACTCGAGGCTCGCCGACGTGCCATTCAGCGCCTGGGTCATCAGGGTGTTGTCCGCGAAGCGCACATCGATCTTGCCCGTCAATGCGGCAATGGACGGGTCCGCGCCATCGATACGCCCGTCCGAGCGGATGGTCTCGATGCGCTCCACGTTGTTGGAGTAGGTCAGATCGGCCGAAACAATGTTGCCCAACGCCGTGCCGTTGCGCTTGATCGCACCGTTGAAATGCCCGAACCGCTGCAGCGCATATGCCGTGGGCGTTCCCGCGGCCGTCGCGGTGGCGACATTCTCGCCTTGGGCGACCAGCTTTACATCCGCGGTGAGCAGGCCGGAGCGCTGCATCTGCAGGCTCAACTGGTCGAGCACGCAGCCCGTATACATGGCAAAGCGCGGGATCTCCGGCATCGCCACCTCGATTGCCATGCTGGGCAGGTTCCAGGACCCGCTCTTGAAGGTATGCGTCTTGTTCGTGGTGCCTGTGGTGGTCGGACTGCCGAACGCCGCTTTCAGCCAGAAGCCGAAGGCTTCGGCGTCGAGCGGCACGGTGATGTCGCCATCGGCCGTCACCGCGTCCTTGATGGGTGCCAGCGGATTGCGGCCGTAGCCAAGAAGCTCGGAGGCCAGCAGGGGCTGCTCGGCCCCAAGTGAAGCGCTGGCGAAGGGCATCTGCATGAAGCCGGAGGCCGGCGCGGTGCCATAGGTGGTCTCGAACGCGGCCGCCAGCTGCGACCGCGCGCCTTGTGCGCGGGGCATGGATTTGTCCTTTCGATTGATGTGGGGGGTCAGGCCAGGGGGTTGGCCGTGGAATAGTGCAGCACCACCGGGATGACGGCGGCCTTCAGCGCTTGCCCGCCCTCGACGGGCAGATCACACCGGCCGTGGAGCTTCCGCCTCGACCCAGTCGCAGAGCCCGCCCAGCGTGC